CGATGATAAATATATCACCTGCACTTGGCAAGGTCAGCAAAGGGGTCGCCCATGTCAATTCAGTTGCAGATACAGAACTCAACTGCCTGCAGTAGCCTCTGTTAGCGCCAGATACAAACTGGACAATCAAATCGGCGGCTGCTCCAGAGTAGTGACCTGATATGTCAGAGCTAGTGATGTTGTTGGCACTAACAGTAGCAACGGTACCTGTTATGTATACAGATGGCTTAGAGCTGAACCCCCACTTACCAGTAGGATCAGCAAAAGCCATGTAAGGCACATCTGTAATGTACTGACCATATACAATGAAGGCATTGTTATCATTGGCAGCAGGAGGAGTAAGCAGATCAGGAACCATCACCTTAGGGAACATTGCAGTCAATTTTGCGTTAAGCGTATCGACTACAGAATAGGTTTGACCTGGAGTTGAATCAATGAAGAAGGACAGGCTAAATGTCTGTCCTGAATCTCCACCACTAGGACCCACTTTGTCAAGCAGTGTAGCATTTACCGCTACACCTACCAGTGTTGCGCCGTTGTAGATAGCAACTTCGCCAAATTGGAAAGAGGACACAGATGCGTCTAAACGAAGAACATAGCGAAGCGTATTTGGATCAACAACCTGAGGATACCAAACAACGTTTGCACTATATACCTGAGTTCCAGACAATCCTGTAGGATTAGGAGGCAATGTGTAATTGTAATCACTACCGAAGTCAGCTCGCGTGATTATCAAGGTAGTCGGGTTCTCATCAAGGAGTAAACGACCGGCATAAGTTAGCTGGAGTATCATGACGTATCCCTAAAGTAAGTGGGTGTGGATTTAGAAGGGGTTATGGCTATTTAATCTTAGCCCGTAGTGTACGTTAGCAAAGGAGTTGGTTGAATCGGAGAAGCAAGTAAGCTAGCCTTTCTAGAAGACCATGCAAAATTTATTGTACCAGGTGACGCATAGTAGTAGTAGTAGTATGCCCCACCTAAATTTATCATACTGAAGGTTATGCGTATTGCATTACCGACGATCTTGCCATACACGTAGACTGTCCAAGACAGTTGGTTAACAAAAGAGGCTAGCAACTGATCTGTTCCAGTCAAGTTTTGTAGGCCAATACTGGTTGGGTGCCAAGACGCTGAGGCAGTTACGCCAGTTGGCGTCAAACTAATGGCACCGAAGGATGCAAAATCTGTTTGCAGTTTTACCCAAGCGGCAGAGGTAGGACTTGTCACTGACGGCGTTATGTTCAACGCATGTCCACTATTAAGCATACCTTGACGCATATTAGCATCTGCGTAGGTAAAATCAAAGTAGTGATTCTTTGTTCCACCCCAATACAAAGAATACGTTTCAGGAGCATACGCGGTAAGAGCTTGGTACAGCAAGTTGACAACGTTGCGATTAGCGTACAGGCTGACAATTTGAGCAACCGTAGCATCCCAACGTTCCCTTACGGTTTCAAGACCTATTAGCTCTGCGTTGTCTGCGTGGTAGATGAAATCATTGAAACCAGTAACTGGAGCAGGGTCGACTCCCAACGTCTTGCTAGTATTACGAATAGCATTAAGTAAGATTGTCCAATCTGTAGACGTAGTTTTTCTTGCCAATACAGGAAAAGCCGTTTCGTTGAAACCACGATTAGATCCTGGGTAAACTCCATTGGGAGTAGCCCAATACGGATTGAAGTTCAAGATCATCTTGTTGTATTCGTATGTATCTGCCCAGTATATGGCATCTGAGAAACTTATGTCTTGCCATATGCTGACCGCACCTACAGGTGGGGCACCAAGAGCAGTTGCCCACTGTATGGTATCATCAGACAACCTATTTGTCAGAATTCTGATTTGCCCATTTGAAAACTTAACTAGGTAACGTGACGTAGCATTGGGAACACCAAACCACAATGGTATGATACCTGGGTTTGTGAACGTGTCAGCTGTAGCACTTGCTCCAGGGTCAGAAACAGAACCTGCAAAAACCTTTGCGTAAGCTATTAGGCCCCAGTCATAATCCTCATCACGAACAACAAGAACAGGTTTACCATTCTCGTCATCAGCATGAACAATCGCTATGTTTGAATTTGTTGGCTGGTCAGACGGTGCGAGCAAGGACTCCCAATTGGGAACTTCAAGAATGTTTTGACTGTTAATCAAATTCACTTCGACAATTGCAGGCGCTTGTGCCAGCTTAAGCAAGCTCTTGATCTTCCACGTATTGCCAAACTGTGAACCAATTGCCTTGATCTTTTCTTGTGGTACATCCCACACACAAATAGCAAACAAAGTTCCGTCTTGCAAATAGATGCCAACCTCGCCAAAGTTCCAAGAGCCTATTGTGTTAGGCATAATGAACATAACTTGAGAGATGTTTATATCAATGATGGTGTAGGCAGTAGCAGCACTAGCATACAAAGTAGATCCAACTAGAGCACTTTGACTACGGGTGGGTGTATAGCCGTAAGCCGAACCTACTCTAAACTCTGCAATGTGAATGTAAGGGCCACCAGGGAGGGCAGCAGTCGCAATTGCTAAACCTGCGTCTGTTATTAGAAAGCCTGAGTTCAAAATTCTTCTCCTTGTAGCTGTATTAAATTAAATACCCACAGCTAGATTAATGTATGCTAAACCGTTTCGATCTCTTCTATGATCTCTTCCCAAGGACAGGCAGTAACAATTATGCCTATCTTTGGATCATCAACTGAGTGTACCCAAATACCAATGTTCAAGATTACATTGTAGATAACTAGGTTGTAGTTGGCAAGAGAATAGACAAGCTTTGCAAGCCTAGCCGTTGATCCAACAGGCCAACCTTGATAAGAGTTTGTCAAATCAATGCCTACTTCAATGTGTGTTGTAGGAAACCAAATTCCACCTTCCCAGATAGGAGCACCTATACCAGGATCCCCTTCTGGGAGAAGTGGTCCGTATGTGTCATATGTTAGACCTTGTATTGACCACATGTTCGTGAACGTAATCAATGCGTCTATTATGAACCCTAAAAAGTTCTGTACCTGGAATGTACCTTTGCCATACCAATACTTGGCCAAGTATCTAGCCATGCGTTGGTATTGATCGCTAGTCATTGTGTTTGAATCGACAAGATCAAAACCTATCATGTTAGCTTGACGTATCAAGATGTTCTTTTCTACAGCTTCAAAATCGCTGTTTTGGATCATCAAGGAAGCGTCAGCTAGTTGTCCTTCTGTTGTGGCAGTGAGAATCCAAGTATCTCTTAACCGAGCCAACCAGTGAGTTGGATCGTCAATCTTAGATCCAAACACTGCGTCGATAGAGTCGGTTAGGTCTGCCCACGCAGGACTGTCTTCTAAATAAGGAGGAAGCAATGTGCTTCTAACAATGTTTGACATTATGTGTCCTAGAGTTAACTAAGCGTATCTCGATTTGAGTAACCTATAACCTGTACGTTGCTGTTCAACCTAGGGTAGTAAGTTTCTATTGTTCCTTCAACTGGAACACTTCCTACTGGCACTACTGTTCCGTTGTCTGTCCAGGTCAATGTAGAGACGCTAACGGTTGCCAACAACCCTAATGGAGTCGGTGTTGTACGACCCCATATTTTGTACCCAACAGAATTTGTAACTGGGGCCCATGACAAAACAATCCTAGAATTAGGAACAGTTATGTGAACAGTAGTCCACTTAGATGGGGCAGAATCTCCGCCAAGAGATGACGTGGCAGATATGCAGTAGTCATAGTACCCTACAGCCAAAGTTCCTCCAGATGGGATAACCGTGCAAGTAGGAAAATCCACAATGAAGGAAGACAAGATGATATCTGTAGCAGGAGAATTCAATACCACGTACTCAACATTTGAATCTGCTTGCAAAATTGCATTGATTATGTCTGACCTGTAGATATCAAGGCCTATGATACCTTGTCTTGGTTGGAACACTGCGGCTACTGCGGCTATTGTGTTAACATGAACATCGCTTGTATTGGCAAAATTCTTGCAATAGACTTTTGCATTTACATTGACATTGCTCGCTATAGGATCTTGTCTATAGATTCTAGTGCTATACATTGTTTGGTCTAAGTACCATGTCTCAAAAGCATGCCACTGAGCAGTATCCATGACGGTATTGGTCAACAAACAGACCTTGATTACGTTCATCCAGGTCAATGCAAAGGGGTTTATCTCTCGTTGGGAGAACGTCTTGGCATCTAGAACACCCGGGTACTGTATAGGTAGACGTTTGTATTGGTTACCCGTTACGGAAGAACTAAACGCCCCAAACAAAGCAGGCGTTATATTCTTGTACACTAGGTAACTTGTTTGATCACCGCCACCAGAAGCTTGCGTTGTAGCAATACCGTATTTAGTTGTATCAGTCTCAAGATTAAATTTCTGGCTAAGCGTTGGTATGTTGTCTCCGTTAACCCCCAACGTGACCACATACGTTACGGTGCATAGGTCATTTACTGTAGGAAGGGAACCGTAGATTGCATTACCAAACAGAAGCATCATTTGCCCCGAAGGCAAAGTCATATCCTGAACACCAGGTAAAGTCGGTTTAGTCCATAGGCCCTCCTGTATTACAGGTATACTTACGTTATTTATTTCTAACGTAATGTCTTGGTCAGCTACAGTGAATGCTGTCTCTGTTGTTATAAAGGCTTGAAAGTTGCTGCCTAGTCCGTAGAAATTTTCTGTTTTTACTTGCCCTTGATACAACACAACGGGGAGGGGAGTAAGAATAGCAGGGTCATAGACAATTGGGTCGCGATTAAACCAATAGCTACCCACGCCTGTGAACTGGCTGTATGCAGGCAATGACACTGCACTAGGAGCAACAAAGTTGATTGTTATGGAGGAGGGACCTTTACGATTTACGCGAACGCCCATAAAGTTACTGGCTGCATACAGGGAGTTGGCATTCTTGGCACTTTGAGGCCAGTTCTCTTGGAACGCACTCTCTATGCTGTACTGAGAATAAGCGCCGATTGCCGCAATCATTTCAATCAAAGTCTGCCCAGTAGACGTGGTAAGACGATCTTTCCAGGTATCCTTTGAGGCTAGGATTGTTTGCAGTTGTGAAACCAGGTCATTGAAGTCTGGCGATATGTTTGATAGTTCAATTGTCATGATTTACCTAGTATGTAAGAGCCATTTCCAAGTTGCTTTGTAGCCACTATAGAGTAGTAGATTGAAACCATGTAAGCGTTTCTATTAAGATCAGGATCTACTCTGGACCGTGCCATGTCAAGAACAATGCGAGGTTCCCATCTTTGAATGGCTTGTATTGTGAACATCCTAACCTTGTTGGCCGTTATGTAATCCAAAGGTTCATGCAATAGCTTAAAAATGCTTGAACCATACTCTGGTTGGAATATTGGTCCTCGCGCGCCTACTGGACACCGGAACAAATTGTACAAACTATTATTTATAGCGTTCACGTCGGGAAGCAAGTCGGGTTTAAGACCTGTTCCCAACAGAGTGTTAACGTCTAACCAAACGACGTTAACTGTCTGCTCAGATAGTCTTGGACGTTGTGGATCAATTGCCATATATGTTCACCTTAAGTTAAACCGGGATGCCTGTCATACTTGTACCAGAAGTTACTCCCATATGGAGGTGAGACTTAAGCGATATGCCAGCTGCGACAACATCGTTGGTAACAGTGACCTTGCCAGTTATGTTAATGTTTCCAGTGTGATTCCACGTAGGTGTATCGGAAGTTATACCTCCAGCAACTGACAACGTCGCAGCGCCAGATATGGTTACGTCAGAATTGCCTGAGACTTGTATTGTGG